AAGAGGCCCACCGCATCAGCGGGGTTTGTTCCACACAGGGCCGCAAGACCCGTGTGAGGTTCTGGCTCGCAGAGTGCAGCCTCCCATGCAAGGTCGAGTACCTGTAGTCCTCGACCTGATCTTTATGAAAATTCCAAGTCTGGTTCCATCGTCCGGCCTGCAAATCAGCAAGCCAGTGGACGTGAGTGTCATCATCGCCCACCGTGGCCCAGAGATGGGTCTGTGGTTCACAATCGAGTCCTGCATCATGGATTTGGAGCGCAGCGGACTCACCTACGAGTTCCGCATCTGCGCCAACGGCGTCGAGAAGATCACCGAAGACCTCACACGAATCAAGCACTACACCGAGAAGACTGGGCACCTTGGAGAGTTCCTCCATGTCGAGCAGCCCATGTCGCCGCCGACCGCGCGGCAGATGGTCACAGAGAACGCGAACGGGAAGTACCTGTTCTTCTTCGACAACCACTGCCTGCCGACGCCGGGGTACTTCACTCGCGGTGTGTCGATGATGGATGCGATGAACATCGACTTCATGCACTCGACGACGCGCTTCTTCTCCGGCGAGGGCACCAACTATGAATACAAGCTGTCCCTGAAGCGAGACTTCTGGACGCTTGAGCCGTACCGAGAGCCGCTGAATAAGCTGGCTCCATACCGCATCGGTGTCGCCGGACACGGCGGCTTCGCAGTGCGCAACAGCGCATGGAAAGAGTGCGGCGGGTACTGGCAAGGGTTCGAGGGCTACGGCGGTGAGGAAACCTACACCGACCTGAAGTTCTGGCTCCTCGGTAAAGAAGTATGGCTCGACCCGAAGATGATCCACCTGCATTGGGCAGGTGAGCGCGCTTACACGCGACACTTCACAGACGACTACTACAAAAACATGTTCATGGCCGCGAAGTTGATTGGCGGCGATGAGTGGCTGGCACGGGTCTTCGGCAGCGCGACGAAATGCACACGCTTCATCAAGAAGGGGCAGATCGTCACACCGATGTATGACCTGATGACCACAGCCGAGACCAAAGCACAGCAGCACGCGAAGTGGATCGCAGAGTGCCGAACACGGACTCTGGACGAACTGCTCGTGTGGTTCGCAGAAAACAACGTACGGACATAACCTTTATACGCGACACAGATTATCGCCTGACACATATCAGGTGTGAGGATAAACATGCCTGACATACCGAGCGGGTCAACCGGGACACTTACCGTGCCGGGAGTAAATACAGGGAACGAGGCTTCTTATCCCACGAGCGTCATCAACGTCAAGACAAAGGATGTTGGCGTAACCGACCAGAAGAAAGACAAGGACCAACGGGAGATCGAAAGACTCCGATCACAATGTGGGTTGTACCAGAAGTATGCACCGCTGTGGAACTTCTTCCTTGCTGCGTATGAGGGTGGAAAAGACTTCGCAACGAGCAATAACATCTTCAAACACACCCGCGAGCACCCGGATGATTTCAACGAGCGTGCGAAGCGCCTCTACTACACGAACTACTGCTACCCGATTGTGGATTTCTTCACCACCTTCATCTTCACCGAGACCATCCAACGTGACGGTGAGAGCAACCGCGATGCGTACGACAAGTTCATCGTGGATGTGAACAAGAAGGGTGAGAGCGTCACTGAGTTCATGATCCAAGTGAGCGATGACATGCAGATTTTCGGCATGTCCTACATCCTCGTGGATGCGCCGCCCAAAGCAGTGCAAGGCACTGAGCCGCTTACACAAGCACAGCAGGACGAGCAAGGCATTCGTCCTTATTGGGTGCTGGTGCGCCCCACCGAAGTACTGGACTGGGCCACAGACTCTTTCGACAACTTTACCTACCTGAAGCGCGTAGAAGTTCAGACGCGCATCGGTGCGGGAATGCAGAAGTCAGTAGTCGAGAGGTACACGGAGTGGTCACAGACTGAAGTCAAGATTTCAGAAGTTGATGTAACGAACCCCGACAAGCCGATCTTGATGGGCACTGGCGGCATAACCGCGAACGAGATGATGAAAGTCCCGTTCAAGGTTGCCCGCTACAAGCGCAGTAAGACCGACAAGTTCATGGGGCTATCGTTCCTCAACGATCTGGCGTTCATCAACCGCGAGGTAATGAATCTCACGTCGCTGCTGCAAGAGTTCCTCTACCGCCAGTGCTTCAGCATTTTGGCGCGCGAGGCTGGCGCGAACGTCCCTGAGATCGAACAGATGCAGGGCGAGATCAGCACAGCAAACATGCTGACCTATGCGGAGGGTACAAAGAAGCCTGAGTACATTGCACCTCCTGTGCAGCCCGCTGAGTTCATCCAAAGCGAGCGCGCGGCGTGCATCACGTCGATGTACAAGATCGCGGCACAGGATACACAGAACGACCTGTTCAACGGCGGCAAGTCCAGCGGCTTCTCAAAGTCGCAGTCCTTTGCTACCACCGTACCGAAGATCGCAACCCGAGCCGAAACGCTCGAACACTGCGAGATGGAACTCATGCAGTTGACCTTCGAGTATATGGGCAAGGATTGGGATGGAGCGATCAAGTACAAGGATCACTACCAGATCACGAACCTGACCGACGCACTGAGTCAGTTATCAACTCTCTTCAAAGACTTGCAGATCAACTCGAAGACATTCGCAGAAATGCAGATGAAGCGAATGATCGACGAGTTCGACGGCAAGCTCACACCAGACCAACGCAAGGCGGTCTACGAAGAGATCGAAGCAATCGACTGGGACGAATGGTTCGACACCATGAAGCTCGCATTCTTGGGTCGCGCTGCAATGGCACCAGAGACTGCATTGTTGATGGACGAGCCGGATGTCAAGGCCGTAGCAACTACCATTGCGGAAAAGGGAGCCGGGGCAGCACCAGTCAAGGGCAAGGACACAGCGACAGCGGGTTCAACCGCGCAACGCGCCACGTCCGGCTCTGCCGAAGTCGCCAAGGAATCAGCAAAGGGCGGCAAGGGCAAAAAGTAAATGCATCACCAAAGCGGGCGGTCACGGATTTACGTGGCCGCTTAGCTGTTGACGTTAAGCGCGTCATGAAACAAGGCTGAAAGGACACTTATATGGCGAAAGACGCACAAGGCAACGAGATCGTAGAAACACCTCCCGCGAAGGTGGAATTCACACCCGAGCAACAGGAACACATCAACACCCTCTTCAACACCCGGTTCGCAAAGATCACCTCGAAGCACGACGCCGAAATGAAGGCAATGTCGGATGCAGTCGAGGCGCTCAAAGCCGAGAAGGTAGCGACTCCTCCGGCTGCAAAGACCGAGAAGTCCGCGACAGAAGAAGAGAACGCCCGCCAGATGAAAGCATTTCTGGATCAGGAAAAGGCCGTGACGAAGGGCGTACAAAGCCTGCTCGACGCGGAGAGAGCCGACAAAGCCAAGGTCATCGCAGAGAACAAAGCGATCCTGAAGAATCAGGCCATTACCGAGGCAGCGTCCACGCTCCCGAACGGAGTTGAGTTCTACGAACTGAAGACTGTGAAGAAGCTGGTCGAGGACGACATCGAGTTTGACGCCGATTCGAACCAGTGGGTCGTGAAGGAAAACGGCAACATCAAGCTGAACAGCGGGATGACGCCGATGACCTTGACCGAGTACTTCTCGCAGTTTGCCGCCGCTCGTCCGTACCTCGTCAAGGGTGCAGTGAAGAACGGCACTGGGGCCGCAGAGAGTGGCCGCGCCGGAAGTTTCCAGAACAACCTTGGCACCATCAAGACCAAAGCCGACGTGAAGACCACGAAGGAAAAGGTCGAGTACATCACAAAGTTTGGCTACGCCGCGTGGGAAAAACTCCCCACGAAGTAGTCGCAAGTTTCCAGACCAATCGCCAGCAGTGATTGGTCTGGTCCGGTATTTGTGCTTCTGCCGGGGCAGCCACAGAAGCATAGAAGTTTCATTCCGCAATCATCTTTAAGGAGCATTTATGTCCATTGGAACTCAGAGCGATTTCGTCATCTACAACGCCCAATTTTGGGGCGGGGTAGTCGAAACGCTGCAACAGAACACAGAGGCGTTCAACGCCGCTTCACAGAACGCAGTCCGTCTGGTCACCCGTAGCATTCTGGGCGACTACGAGCGCGAGTCGTTCCTGAAGTCCACCGCCTCGCTGATCTCGCGTCGGGACATCACGGCTACCACAAGCGTGTCCGACAACAAGCTCGCCGCTGGCGAACTGATCGGCGTCAAGGTGAACCGTCGCCTCGGCCCGATCACACAGTCCCGCGATGCCTTCCGCAAAATCGGAGTCTCGCCGGAAGAGTTCAGCTTCATGCTGGGCGCACAGAGCGGTCCCGCAATCGCCATCGACTACATCAACCTTGCGGTTGGTGCGGTGCGCGCTGCGATCAGCAACCAGAGCGCGTTGCAGTACAACGCGACTGCTGACACGCTCAAGACGCTGAATCACACCGCCATGATCGGCGGCATGTCGAAGTTCGGAGATCGCGCGGCACGCATCGTGTGCTGGGTGATGCACTCCAAGAACTACTTCGACTTGATGGCGCAACAGGTTGCCGACAAGCTGTACGAAGTGGCTGGCGCGACCGTGTACGCGGGAACCATCGCCACATTCGGCAAGCCCGTTGTGGTTCTGGATTCCCCGAACCTGTTCACCACAGGTTCGAGCGCGACGACCTATGACGTTCTCGGTTTGGTAGAGAACGCGGTCGAAGTGGCCGAGTCCGAAGAGCGCGACATCATTTCGCAGCCCGTCACTGGGTTGGAGAACTTGGTGGACCGCATTCAGGGTGAGTACGCGTTCAACCTGCGGGTCAAGGGTTGCGCATACGACACCACACAGGGCTACAACCCTCTGGATGCGACCTTGCTGACAGCCGCGACGTGGGTCAAGTCTGTGGCCGACAATAAGGAAATGCCGGGAATCCGCGTAACCACGAACTAAGTGGTTCGCTCCTGAGCACCGTCGTTTAAGAAGGGCCGGACTAAACATCCGGCCCTTTCTTCTTTTCGTTTGATCTTACTTCGACCTAGGAGTCCGCAATGCCCGCACTCTTTACCATAAATTCGACTATCGCGGACGAGCGCGCGAACAGCTACGCTGCTGTCACAGATTTTCAAGAGTACTGGGGACAGCACTACGATGCGGTCACTTCCGCAACGATGCTGGCGATTCCCGATCCTACTCTACTGCTCATCCGAGCTTGCCGCACCATCGAAACACTCCACTGCACGGAACCCGTTGATCCCCTTGCGGATTACCACCTTGTGTATGACTCTCGCCAACAGCAGATTCGTTCGGTGAAGACCAACTACGGTCGCCCGCAGAAATACAACTACTACCAACATCTTCAGTTCCCGCGCACGCTTGATGTCTATCAGGATGGGACGTTGTTCATTCCACCGGAGATCATCGCAGCGCAGTGTGAACAAGCGGCTTTTGAGTACGCCTTCGACGCATCAACCCTCGCAGACAGCTTGCAGGGCATCGACCGATCCGCCATCAATGTTGGCGGTGTGGCACTCAGCCAGCACGTGCGGCCCAAAGGCACGATGCTCAGTCCTGTCGCCTTCAATTTGGTGAAACCTTACCTCATCAACTCATCCATGAGATTGCAACGTGCCTAAAGGAGGGCCAATGCCATCAGCACAGTCCCTCATCAACCGTATCAGCAAAGCAATCCAGAAAGTCGGCCCAACGGCCCGCGTCACCTCGAAGCGCATCACCGTCGTCACTGGCGGTGATGAGCTAATCGGAGTAGATGGCACGATAACGAATTACGACACGCTCTTTTCACCACAGCCTGTGTATCGGCAGCTTGGCCATCGCCAAGCAATGTACCAGAGCACTGCATCGTTGCAGTTGGTCGCAGACGATTACAAGTTTACGTTCCCTGTCACTCAGGTGAGCGAGGCAGATTTCGAAGACACGCGTATGCGGATCGTTATGGCTGACGCGAACGGTGAAGAAGTTCTCCGCATCCTCTACGTGAACAGTGAGCAGTTCGGCGGTATGGATGTCTGCATCAATGTCTTCGCACGATCTATCGGTCACTACCCGACCACACAACCCACCGTCGATCCTGAGTACTGGGAGAGTTTCTAAATGAACAACGTAGCCGTGTTATGGAGTCGGGGACTCAAAGCTAACCTTCCGAGTGTCGGCGTCGATGGTACATTTTACTATTGCAAGGACACGTACGAACTTTTCTACGGCACTGGCGTCACTCAAGTAAACATCAGAGGCATTGCTGGCGCTACCGGACCTGCTGGACCTGCTGGCGCAGCAGGTGTCGTAGGCTCACAGTGGTATCCGGGTGCGGGCGTGCCGAGCACGCCACACACCGATGGGGACTTTTACCTCAACACCTTGAATGGTGACGTTTACGAGCAGGTCTCGGGCGCTTGGGGCAGTCCCATGGCTAACCTAACAGGCGCAGCGGGTGCCGATGGAGCCACAGGCCCAGCCGGACCTGCACCAACTGGCTCAGGCAACAAAGTAATTGCAACACCGTCCGATGGGTCATCGGGAGTATCGGCGCTACGTTCTCTCGTGGCCGCAGACATCCCATCCTTGTTGGCATCGTACGACGCAGCGGGCGCGGCAGCTACAGCACAGGCGACCGCTGAGAGCTTTGCGACTTCTGCTGTTGTGGTTGAGACCTCCCGTGCGGAGGCTGCTGAAGCATTACTCGCGCCCAAGGCCAACCCGACGTTTATCGGAACGGTGAGCGGTATCACTGCTGCGATGGTCGGAGCCGACGCATCTGGTTTGGCGGCAGCGGCCTTGGCGACTGCTGAGGCTTACACGGACAGTTCGGTATCCTCAGAGGCTTCGGCTCGCGCGACTGCGGTGACAAACGAGGCTTCTGCTCGTGCGACTGCTGATGGACTTCTTGTTCCCAAGACCACCAAGGTAAACGGCCACGCCTTGAGTGGGGACGTGACGGTAACTACATCGGACCTTTCACTGGCGACCGTAGCAACTAGCGGCTCCTATACGGACCTGAGCAACAAGCCGACGATCCCTGCCGCGCAGGTGGAGACCGATTGGAATGCAAGCTCTGGGATGGGACAGCTTCTCAACAAGCCCACGCTGGCGACCGTAGCAACTAGCGGCTCGTACGCAGACCTGAGCAACAAGCCAACGCTCGCACAGACGGTCAACGCGCAAACAGCATCAAGCTACACCGCTGTATTGGGTGACGCTAACAACACAGTCACGATGACCTATGCCTCGGGGTGTGTATTCAACGTGGATACCAACACCAACGTTGCTTTCCCTGTCGGCACCGTTTTGATTGTCATACAGAATGGAGCAGGGCAGGTGACACTGACCGCTCTTAGTGGTGTGACTGTCCTTACAGCATCATCGCTCACTACACGGGCACAATACTCAACTGTGACCTTGGAAAAGATCGCTACGAACACGTGGATTGTGGGTGGAGACCTAACCTAAAATGAGAGCAACGCCTCTGACAACTCGACACAAGACCGCGCTATCAACTAGCGCCGCGCTGGTTGCCAGTGGAGTAATTCAACAGTCGGCAGGAACCTCAGCCGCTTTGAATTGCGCCGGGGCGACACTCCTTGTTGTATGTATTTTCGGTCTCCCCGCTGCTGACACCATCTCGGATAGTTCGGGTAACACTTGGACGCTTGCAGCGGAATCCAACTCCGGTACGACGAGTCCATACAATGCACGCACGACGATAGCATACTGTGTGAATCCGACTGTTACGTCGTCGCAGACATTCACTGTTGCTTCCAGCGGATACAGCAGGGCCTTCGTCTATGCCTTCTCTGGAAATTTCAATGGAAGGGTACTCGCCAACTCACTCAGCACTCCCACGGGGCCGACGTTGCAGCCGGGAAAGCTCCAGCTAAACGGCGGCGAACTGGTTGTATCCTGCATCGGGATTCAGAATTATGGCAACCCTCCCACCGTAGCTACTGCCAGCGCCAATAGCGGGTTTGCCACTGCTACCCTCGACAGCAATCATGGCGCGGCAGCATCTTACGTTTTGTCGGCGGCAGCGGGAGCGTTCAACCCGACTTGGACATTCACTTCGTCCTCAGCATTGTGTGTTAGCTCGATCATCGCTTTCCAGCCGTCGCC